GCCCAGGCTCAGAATGTCGCGCAAGTTGGAACAGAAAATCCAACTGTAGAATTGATGAAAGACGTTCATGAAGCACAGGCTGGTCTTTTTAGAACTAGAACGACTATGGAGGAGTTTGACACATTTGTTCAATCTTTGCCTGATGATGAATCTTATGTTTTTATGTCTGGACCAACTATGAAAGTTACATGGGAGATGGAAAAGGAGGAAATTTTTAAAACTAGTGATTTGTCTAAGGTTTATTTGGATAATTATAAGAATGAAGTTTTACCGGATGCTGTTTGGAATGTTTTAATAGTGCGTTTCTATAATCATAAGTGTAAACCAAAATCTTGTGTTGATAGGTATTTAGATATAGTCATTAATGCTCGCAACAAATTTATATTAACTTTACCAGAGTATGCTAGAAATTTTTTGGATTTTATCACTGCTACTACATGTAATTTAGTAAATGGAATTAAGCAATTTTTTAAGGACAAACCTTTGTTTTCTTTGTTGGGATGTTTTGGTGCGTCAATGTTTTTTAAGAGGATGTTTAATAATGAATCGTCTGATCTGGATTCACAAATTACTAATACTTTCCCTGAGAGTGACACTCGAAATATGCAACCTAGGCTGCGACAGCGTGCGCGCAAGACAAACGCTTCGCGAGCTAGGATTGTAGTTGAAATGGGTCAATCAATGGGTCAATTGGATGTTATAGCAAGAGTGAGAACTAACCAATGGAATTTATCTATGGTTACGCATGATGATCAATGTATATCTTTGGGTACTATTACTAATATTAAAGGTCAAGTGTTTATGATGCCTGCACATTTTTACGTATTTTTGAAGGAGCGTAATCCTAAAGAAGTTATCATGGTCCCAAGCGATAATTCTAAACTTAGAATTGTTAAGAGTTTTGATGGGTGGTTTGAGAAAGACTCAGTTGTTCTTTTTACACCTGAGAAACCTACTGATGATGATGAACCCATGGATTTGTGTATGTTTACTTTGTCTAAGATGCCGCGTGGGAAATCAATTTTGCACCATTTTGCGTCCAACGACGATTTGGAGAAACTGAGTGGTGCTAAGTTTGATGCCACATTGTCTGGTGTGGATATGGAAAATGATATGCCTGTTTCTACTAGTATGGGAGGTAAGTGTCAGATTGAGGATATTAAAATTGTTATCAACATGCCTGATGGATTTGAATCTTTTGATGCTTCACATGTGATTAAACACGATATACCTACAAAGGTGGGTGATTGTGGAAAATTGTTGACTGTAAATAGTGATAAAATTGCTGGTAGAATTATTGGTATTCATATTAGTGGATCGGTATTACCATCTAGTAATTATTGCCAAGTAGTGTCCCGCGAAACGATTGAGAGTGGTTTAGGATGTTTACCGAATTATGCACAGATTGATTGTGGATTGCGAGATTTACGACCTGCAATTAATCCCTTTGAAACAGCATTAATATCAAAGGGACAGGCCGATTTTGTTATACCACAGGTTAGCAAGACAAGCATTGTCAAATCAGCATTGTACGGGTCATTTGGTCCTGTGCTCACGCGTCCAGCAAAATTGCGACCGTGGAAACAGGAGATTGATGGGATTACTGTGTTAAGGGACCCCTTGCGCGAAGGTGCTGCAAAGCAAGGACGCCAGTGTGGTTATTTGACGCAGCGTGTGATTGATGAGATTGAATTGAGTATGAGAAGCCTGATTTTACCACGAACCGAACGTGCCCCGCAAATACGATTGTTGACTTACGAGGAGTCTGTCAGAGGGATTGAAGGAGATCCACTTTTTCAACCCATTAATAGGCTCACTTCACCCGGATTTCCTTATATCCTTGATCCCCGCAAAAGAGGGAAAAAAGGTAAAACGTTTTGGATGGGTTCTGATGTTTGGGATTTCACAAGCCCTGCTGCTTTAGAATTAAAACAAGATGTTGAGAATTTAGAAAGTGACTTGTTAGAGGACCGCCCACATGAGATCATTTGGGTTGATACTTTAAAAGATGAACGCAGATCGCATTCTAAGGTTGATGCTGGCAAAACCAGAATGATATCGAATGGACCAATGCATTACAATGTGTTGTTTCGTAAATATTATATGGCTGCTTTAGCTCACCTACGACACCATCGTGTTACTAATGGTATAGCCGTTGGAATTAACGTTTGGGGACCTGAGTGGCATAGTTTAGCGACTTATCTACGCGGAGCCTCTGATGAGATGATCGATGGAGACATGACTGATTTCAGCGACAGATTAATGGACGATTTGACATGGGTCAATTTTAACCTTATTAATGAAATTTATAAGGTTTACGACGCCGATTACACCGATAACGACCGGAAAGTGAGGAGGAGGCTTTGGGAATACGCGTGTTGTGCAATCCGATACAATCAGGGTACTATTTATCAAACGACTAATGGAACACCTGCTGGATTTGTGCCAACCGCTGAGAACAATTCGTTATATGGTTTGTGCGCTTTTAGGGCGTCTTACCTATATCTTGCCCGTAAGTATAAACCTGATATGGAAGATCTCAAACATTTTGAAGAAAATGTTCGAGTTATAACGTATGGTGATGACAATGTTTTGGCAATTAACCCGAAATTGAAAGAGTTTTACAATATGAGAAATTTGGTTGAGGCTTTTGATAGTTTTGGGATGATTTACACAACTGCAGACAAAGGAACCGATTACGATAAACGAAAAACCATTAAAGATGTTAGTTTTTTAAAACGATCATTTGCTTTGGTTAAGATTAATGGACAAACATTACCGCGATATGTGTGCCCAGCGCCTCTGGAAACTAGGCTGGACATGCTGAATTGGACGAGTGATAAACACATTGACAATTTGCTGGAGCAATCTGACACAGTTACAGATGTGTTTAAAGAGTTGGCGATGCATCCACAAGATGTATTCGATGAATGGACTGGAAAAATTAGCAAAAAATGTTATGAGTTAGGAATCAACAATTTTCGATTATTACCTTATTCACGATATCTTGAACCGTTTTGTTCTGGTGGACAATTTGTACCCCGCAAGTGTGATCTTACTATTCTTCGGCAAAAAACCGGATTCAATAAGGAGAACAGTACTGCTGCTGGCGGAAGAGGTGTGTGTATTAACACTTATACCCTAGGGTCACCTGAGGCAGCCCCTCAAAATCCAAGGGAAATCCGGTCGTCGGTGTTGATTGAGTCATCACACTGATTAAATATATGACTTACTGAACTACAATTTAATACCAATCCCGATGTAATGATGACGACTAATGCTGAGGAACATGACACTGTTACGATTATGGAACAGGGAACTATTAGTAAGGACGTAGATTCCAATTTGAATGTCTTACTACCAAAACAGTATTTGGATCGATGTGTGAACGATAAGATTCAGCATGCTATACAATCTTTTTTGTCAAGACCCATACCCATTTTTCAAGGCACATGGGCAAGCACTGCTAGTAGAGGGACTATACTCAACACTAACATTTTTCCAAAAGACCTTCTTGGATCATTTACTAACAACACTTATAAATTAGACGGTTTTGTGTCTCTTAGTGCTACAATAGTTTATAGAGTTCAAGTCAATAGTGTGGCTACGCAAGCTGGTGCACTTATTGCTCATTATGTGCCGTATTCTGAGTACATGAATTCGCATACACAATGGTATTCCGCTAGTGGTGTTACAGATATAGTGGGAGCATCAGGGTGTCGTCGAGTTGAAATGAACTTGGCTAATGAAACTGCAATGGAAATTCGTGTACCACTCAGTGGTCCTTATGCTGCTTTTAATTTAGTCACTGGACAAGGCTCCTTTGGTAGTATTGCGCTCTCTGTATATTCGCCTTTGTCTTCTCAAACTGCTTCTTCATGTAGTTTTACCATTTTAGCCTGGTTTGAAGATGTTGATGTTCGATTCCCCACTAGTGCAACTTTGACAACCAATTTCGCCCAAGTTGGTTCTGAAATGAAGAAGATGCAGCGCACTGGTGTCATTTCGAGTGCAACTGGCCAGATAGGCAGAGGGATTGCCCAAGTTTTACCTGTAGTAGGATTAGGATGGCTTAGCAGTCCTGTTAGTATGCTTGCTGACGGAGCTGAATTTATTTTGAAGGCTTTAGGCTTTTCTAAGCCCGCTGTAGAGGCTCCAAATGCTTTGATGAAAATTGCTCCTACTCGTTTTTTTTTAAATGGTGATGGTGCCGACACTTCTCACAAGCTTGCTATTAGCGCGACTAATGCATTAACTTGTGTTTCTGGTTGGGCTGGTACCGATATTGACGAGATGAGGTTGGATTATGTAGCTGGTAGACCTTGTTTTACTAGAGCGTTTAATTGGTCAACAACTGATGCAGCGGATACACAAATATTCGCTATTCCAACGGGCCCACTTTACACACAAGTTTTATCTACTAAAATTGCTAATGCTTGGGTTAGAACTGTTTCTATGCCGCTTTGTGCAAAAGTTGCTTCTATGTATTCTATGTGGAGGGGTGATTTAGTTTACACTTTTCGTGTTGTTAAAACGCAGTTTCATTCTGGTAGGTTGATTGCTTCATTTCGTCCTTATAGTTATACCGATACAACACGCACACAAACCCAACCTGCTTACAATTATTTCACTGAATTGGATTTGTCTTTGGGTACAGATTTCACCTTTAGGGTCCCATATGTAGCCACTCGCCCTTTTTTGTTTACTAACTATGATATGGATAATGCTTTTGCTTCTTCAGATGTTAGGAATAGCGCTACTGGTACCATGACTATTTCTGTTATGAATCCTTTGATTGCTGCTAGCACTGTCGCTAGTACTGTAGAAGTGTTGGTTGAGGTGCACATGGAGAATGCTACGTTTGTCTCCCCTGTTAAACCACGCCACTTGCCATATGGAATTCCAAATGTTGCACAAGTTGGTTCGGCTCCCAGGGTCGTAAAAGGTAAGAGCGCGAGCGAAATAACACCTGATGCCATTGTTTTGACTGAACATGGAATGTGTGTTGGTGAAGCTGCACTTTCATTGCGTCATTTGCTTAAACAATTTTATCCGTTAGCTACAGTTACTTTAAATTCACAGGCTGCTACTGCATCGGCTCCGGGTCAATCTGGTAAGGCTTTCACATTGTATCCGTGGGCGCCCGTCATTCCGCAATTGGGTTCAATTACTGCTACTACTGTTAACAATCAGAAACCGTCTTATGCTAATGTTTATACTTATGGAACTACTGTCATTTCTGAAATTCCTGATATGTATTCAAATTTATATTGCAACTATGCTTTTTTTAGAGGATCCATTCGTTACAAAATTGTTGTTACTAAGAAATCAACTGCTTTTGATTCTGAATTGCCAATTAGAGTTCTAATGAACACATGGACACAGGATTCTTCTGGATCTTACACCCCATCTATGCAAACTGCAACCCCTGCTAACACTAATGGTACTTATTCCAATTTAGGATCTGGACCCATTCAACCCGTCTATGACGTTGCTGCGACAACTGCTGGCAGCACAGCTTATCAAGTTGGATTCGTTGAAACTGAATTACCAATTATTTACAACAAGGATGGTATTGTGGAGTTCGAGGTGCCATTTTACAACAGTGGTCATTCCGTACCTACCAATTATGGATTAAATAATCCATCAACTATGCGTTCTATAGTTTATCCTGTCCCCCAGGTAACTGTGTTTTGTGAAGCATTTCCAACGTGCACAGTGCAAATTTACCGTGGAGTTGGAGACGACTTTGAGTTTGGCGCACTTCTTGGTGTTCCGCAACATGCTGTTTGGCAGTTGATGAACCCCCCAACATAGCTTATTTTTTTTTAAAAGAATTAATAACCTATTTTCATTTTCTCAGTGCATTGGAAACCGATGTGCACTCAACAAAAACTATCGACAAATTTGAAACCCCGAGGGCTGAACATGGATCTCTTCTAGACAGCTGCTGGTATGTTCTTGCACATTTATGTGCTTAAGCGCCGGCTGGGATAGTCACTTATTGTCTCTTCTATTTGGTTCAAAAAAA